CCTCGGTGTTGTAATGGACCAAGCCAATACGCACCATGCCGTCGGGCTCGACCCCAAGGCGTTCGGTCAGTGGGAGCGCGTAATAATTACCATCCCAGACGAAAATGCCCTGTTCCGCCAATCGCTCTGCCATCACGCGAGGTGTATATCGCTCGTGAGTAATCGACAGGGTGGGGCAACGTTCGTGCACTCGAGACGGATCCGTGATCCCCCAAATTTTGATTCCATCGATCTGTTGCAAACCGTCGAGCAAACGCAGCAATAGCTGTTCTTCGTAGGCCTTGATGCTCTTGAAAGCCGTAGAGATCAACAAGCTGCAGCTAAAGGTGTAACACCAACTGAACCCGCCATGGGTACAGCAGGCGGAACTGGGTTTAAAATGCCGGACCTGGGAATTAAAAATTTACTTACGCCGGCAGGGTTGCTGGCCTTTGCTAAAGGATTTGGTAAAAGATTTCTCGGTGGTGGTCTTGCCTTTGTTCTTGCTGATGAAATAGCTACTGCTATAACCGATTATATTGGTGATGATACATTTAAGGAAGAGATAGAAAGAGGTATTGGATTTGGTGGTCTAGGTTTCATGTTTGGTAGAAAACTTGGTTTGGCAGGTTTGGCATATGGTGTTCTTATTGACAAAGAAACAGAAGAAAAATTAAAACCTCTTCTAACAGATATTAAGGAAGCTTTATTTGGTAAAGATGGTGAAGGTGGATTACTACCTTCATTAGAAACAATACGTGAATTTTTGGTTGATGGTTTAGAAGGTGTAAGAGATATTATAACTGGTGATTTTAAGAAGGCCTATGATGATGGTAATATTACCGAAGCCTTTTCATTGATGGGCATATTTGCTGCATTATTTGCTCCAGGTTTAGCGTTACGAGGAGCAATTTTAGCAGCTACAGTTCCATTTAAGGCAGGAGGAAAGGTTCTTAAATCTTTAGGTTTACTAGCTGGTTTAGGTAATACTGTTGGTGATATGCCGATTCCGAATGCCGGACCAACTGTATTAAAGGATGCAAACGGTAGAGAATATGTAAGAGGTGTTGGAGCTGATGGTAAACCAACTACTAGTTATAGTGCAAAGGATATAGCCGATACAAAGGCAGGAAGAACACCTGGAAAAATGACAGCTGGTAGAGCAGCGGGCGCTATAGGTAGAGGCGCATTAAGATTTTTAGGTCCTATAGGTGTAGCCCTTACTGTAGTTGAACTCGGTATGTTGGCAACTGCGATCTTTAAAGAAACAGAAATGTATGCAGATCTGAAGAAAAAATCAGATGAACTTGGGAAAATTATCGATGAAGGCGTTGAAGGCCAACGTTCAATGTCTTTAGATGAAACATCAATATCAGATGCATCATTAGCTGGAATAAGACCAATTGATAGAGTTAGAGCCGATGCAATAGAACAGGCAAACTCATATTATATGCATTCACAAGGTATTGGTGCAGGCAGAGAAGCTATGGAAAAATATGGCAGTAGATCTACCGGCAATACGATCGCTCCAGTAGATGCCAGTACTGCAAACATTGTAACGAATAATAGCTCCTCCCCAATGGTATTACCATCAGGAGGGAGCCAAGATTATGATCAGTTTACACGTCGACAGATGTTAGCGACATCCTAGTCGTCATTTGCCAATTTAGCAAAGTAAGACATAGTATCATCGTCATCAACTGAATTCATTTCAGCTGCTGTGACCGGTGCTGCAGGAGCAGATACTGGTTCAGGTGCAGGTGCAGGGTCATTCACAGCATTCATTTGCTGTACAGTCGGTGCACCAAAGTCAGCTTCTTCACCAAGAACTCTCATCAACTTTGCTTTCAGCTCGTCGTATGATTTGTAGTTCTTTGGGTCTGTAAACTCACTGACCGGATGTAGTTGATTATAGACTGATTCCAGTCTGGATTCATCTGCTTCATAGAGAGCAGATGGGCTTTCAAACTCTGACTTATCATAATTACGATATCCTTCAACATTACGAATCTTCAACTTAAAGTTAGCACCATCCCAGAAATCAAATGGATTAACCGGTGTTTCGTCTGCAAATGAAGGTTGCATCACATCCATGATCTTGTCAAAGATCTTCTTACCAAACTGATAGAGGAATACCTTACCTTCATTCTGAGGAGCCGATGGGTCACTCAGAACCAGGATATTGGTTACATAATGAAGTCGGCGCTTTTGAGTGCGGGCTTTGTCTTTGTCCGACTCGATGCCAGAATTCCACAACCTGGAGTTGAGTTCTCCAACTGGATCAGGTTGACCAATAGAAGTAAGGCTGTTTTCGATATACCATAGACCGGTTGGTCCTTTGAATCCATGGTCCCAGTATCTGACCCATGGTAAGTCTTGTCCTTCCATTGCTGGGAGGAATCGGATGACTGCATATCCATTACCTGCTTTGTCTACGGTTGGTTTCCAAATACGTTCATCGGTGTAGGATTTCTTTTCACCGCCTCCGCCTGTTGCTTCGGCTGCTTGAACGAGTTTAGAGATTTGATCGCGATTACGCTTAAGATTTTCGAATGACATTAGTATGTTTCCTTATTAACTGTAGTATGTCTGTATTATAACACATTATTGCTGTATTGTACATCTATTTATATTTCTCTTACTCAAAAAGAGAGCTATCAATAGAATTTGTTTTAGGCAAGAAATTCAGATCCATTGCCTCTGCTTCAAGTTTATCTTTAATTACAGGTGAGATAAACTTTTTGACATCTTCTGGCTCGATATCATTTTGACTGCAAACCAGTAGAATTGCTTCCATATAGCCAATTGATTTTTGTATTACTTCTTTCTCAATCAGCTTAGAGAACTTTGCTTTATTTAAGAATTGATCTTCCACTTTATCACTCATCTGTCCATTGCCCTTAGTAAGATTGTATCTTTATTTAGTCTACCATTTGGTACACTTTGTTTAGTGGTAAGCGTAGACCATTCTTTATCAATTTGTTTTGGTGTCTTATTTAAGACGATAGGAATGAAGTCATCTGGCTTCCGTAACTTGATAGTGCGGCTACTCACTTGATCAAAGTTTTTAATAGAAGTACCAGAGACTTCAAACCCAGCTGCGGCTTGTGTAACATATTCAGTTAACATACGAGACTTGACATTAAAGGTGTACAACCTCATCTTGCCTATGATTTGTATTGGCGGTATCGACGCCAGTTTGAAATCATTGTCCTCTGTTTTATACTGAAGTTTAGCCACTTGTTTATCAGCAGCACGAGGAGCTTTCACGCGAGTCTTACGAGTCGCTTTCGCTGCTGATTTGAGACGATCAAGATCGGAGAGCATGTCTTGACACGCCTTAATTCGGTGATTGAGTTCAGGTCTTTTCAAATGTGAGTAACCTTCAACGGCATCAGGACAACGCTTATGATAGGCATCTTCATAATCTAGTAACCATCCCTCAACCACCTCACGGACTGCTGTGGTTGCAGAGGAGGGCAGTCCATGTTTCTTAAAGAGAGCATATATGTCAATAGTCTCTTTATTACCTTCAATCCACTGATCTTCAAGATCGAGTAGATCTTGCATGATAGTAGATGAAACTTTATTCTGAAGTCTTTGCATCGGCGATAATGAAACAACACGATCAGAGTCTTTTGCACGAGCTTGCTTTTCAAAATAAAGCGGTTTACCAATTTCAACGAGTTGATCGATATACTTATGAAGAGCATTCTTCCAGTATTCTACACGATCATTTGTTTCATTGCTATGTGTAAGAAAAGCAGCTGTAGCACAATGATATGCTAATGACCAGAATTTGTATTCAGGACAGGCATTAATATATTTGACATTGTTCTTTGATTGATTTGATTTAATATAAGATTTCAATACAGAGACAAGGTCTTTACGATCGATCTCATAATGAAAATAAGCATGCACTGCATCGATACCTCGATCGAATGGTGCGGCAGCAATACCGGTTCTACGACGAACTGGTACTTTTTTCTTTTTACGTTTTACTAAAGCCATAATACTCTCCTAATAAATTGTAGCCTAATCTATTATATCATACTTTTCAGTAAATGTACACAGTTAATTTTGGAGCGGGTACGGGGAGTCGAACCCCGATCTTCAGCTTGGAAGGCTGTCATAATAGCCATTATACTATACCCGCTTAATTCCTTCTCATAGTGGCAATTTCTTTTGCCGCATTACTATCCTTACGAATAGGTACCATATTACTTTTGTGCAATGTGCCGATACCAGCAAGTTCATCACCAGTATATTGTTTTGCACTGCGCTTGAAACCATTACCGACCATATCAGATGTTGGAGCAATTGGTTCACTGACTTTATAATCTGGCATCGATGCACGATATGTAGAACCCTTTTGATAACCTACACGTTGAAGCAATGCAGCCATCTTCTTTTCTTCTTCAAGAACAGCAGCAGTCTTTTTCTTTGCCTTACGCTTACGACTATTTGTGGTAGTATAGTACACAGGTAATAAATGCATTGTCATTTCCAGTGGTGTCCTTTCGATGTCATTTCATTAATACGTTCTTGAAGATAACGACGAACAACCTTTTGTTCTGGTGTATATGATACATTTTCAGGATACATAGCAAGCACCTTCATACGTTCAAGTTCACCTTCGAATACACGAACCGCTGTCATGCGGTCACCTGACATATTTGCAATCATAACATACAACTCATAAAGCTAGTAACAATATCTGGGCGAAATATCATGACACCCAACCCGATTAACAAGCCGAATAAAAATCCCCACATTAGTTCCAATCCTTATCATAATTAACAGTATCACGCATACGATCACCATAATACTTATCAGCATACTGTGAAGCATCTGTCCAAGCATAGATGTTGTGTGTATCATACTTATCGAAAGACTTTGTTTCGGTCTTACGAACACGCTGATTACGCTCGAGCTTTTTGGTGAATTTTTTAGACACCTTACGAATAAGTGCCATACGTTGTGCTTGTGTTTGTGCCATAATATACTCCTCAGAAATAATAGCTCTATACTATTATATCATACTTCTCACGTAATGTACACAGTTTTTTTCAAGAATTGTAAATTTTTCTCAACATATCTTCAAACTGATCGACCTTATCAACACGATTAGGCCATAAGATATATTCTTTCTCAGGATTTTTCTTGAGATTAGTAAGCAATGGCTGAATAGCATTATATAGCTTATCAAGTTTTTCTTGAGTTGATGTAGCTTTAACCTCAACATCACCTACTGTTTTTTGAGCATCTTGTACTGCCTGAAGTTCATCCTCATTTACAGCAGTGAAACCAAAATCGAAATCAAATTCGTCAGACATATTCTCTCCTCCCGTATGCATAATTTAAAAAGAATGCATATGCAACAATTAACCACATCCAACTACCAGTTAATATTGATTGGCTTATAACCCAAGCAAATGGAATTATAACCAATAAATCATATAACTTTAGTTTTGGGGTTTGGTCTGCTTGTAACATACGTACTCATTTCCGATGGGGGTTTTAATTACAATTGACTTAGCATTTGGATCTGGTGCGCGGCATCCGATCTGCTCCCAATATGTGTAGCCAAGTTTTTCCCACTTTATTTTTTCGTCAAAGAACTCTCGTTCGGTAATACCGAGTAATGCAAGTAATGCTAAT